ATAAATTACCATTTAATTCATTATTATTAAACCATAACTTATATATACAATCTTTTTTATCTTCTGTATTTCCAGAGGTAAATAAAATTAATTCATTATTTAATATACATTGACCAACAGGAATCCCTTCTATGCTATCTATGCCTATTATATCTATACTTTTATTTCCTTTTTCATTTATTAAACTAAGCAGGGTACTTTCATCAGTTGGCATCACTCTGACATTCTTATTTTCATAAGCATATTCAGAACTAAATGCAGAAGATGATAGGTCCCTCTGCATTCCCTTTGTCTTAAAAATAGCTTGTTTCTGCATAGTTATTGTAATTTAATATATTCCTTATTACCAAGAGATGAAAATCCATTATTAAATTCACTTGTTCTTTGTACAAGTGTATTCCACATTCTACTTATTGATTCCATCTCAGATTGTGATGGGATGGTAAATTCACTCTGCAATTGACCAGCCAGCCAAGCATATTGTTGCTGAGTATTCTGCAATACAGCAGAAGCAATCTTGCCCATATCAAATAGAATAGTAAATGCTTCTCTCTTGATATATGCTTCAAGTGCCTTCAGGAATACAGGGTTATCAATAAGTAGTGGAAATCCATCCTTATCTACTGGAATTGCCTTATAGGACACTGACACATCTCCTGTCTTGAAAGATACATATAATACTTGTCCTTGTGTTTTGAAGGACAACTCTTGTGGTATCTTGTAGCCAGCACTTCTGTCATAGTGTTCTCTTGGCATGAAATTATCTGTCATGCTTCTAAGGCATACACCAGTTTTACACTCTTTAATCTGATTTATTTGAATACAGTTGCATGGCAATTTTGCTCTAAAATTCTCTATATGCAAGACTTCTTGATTCTCTTCAAATAATTTAGGCATACCAAATATACCAATAAAGTCAATGGTATATTGTACAGCCTGCTCAAGAGTTACATCTTGAAGAAGAGGATGTCTTAGTACTCTACTTAGAGCTTCTCTTATATTTATGTAGTTATATTCTTTTACCATAATTATATCTTGAAAGCATCTATCTTTCCTTCTTTTATTCTTTGTTTTAATCTCTTCTTCAGTTCTCTATTAACATTAAATTCATAGAAGACCTGATTATTATAGTCTGCTAACTGCTTATTATAGTAGACCTTAAAGATTTCTTTTTCCTCCACTTTAACCAGTGTTTTTTCCTTATAGGCTTCCTCATCTTCATACCATAATTTAAGAGTTTTATCCCAATCTATAGGTAAGTTAGTCTTAACCTTTTCACCATCAAAACTAACTCTCACATCATATTTCCTTAGCTCTATTCTACCCATTCTATGTGGTAACTTAATATCATTACCATGAAGGAAACTATCAGCTAAGTAATCATTAACTCTTCTTATAATACTATAGAACTCATGTTCTGTAAGAGGTCTTCCTATATTAAGCCACTTTCTTTTTCTCAGGAATTTATAGGCATCATATACACCATAGGAACCTCTAACCTTGTGAACTCTTGGCTCATTTACTTTCTTAATGGAATTTAAGAAATCAACCAATCCTTTATCCTTCTCTTCTTGACAAGACTTCATATTCTAACAAATCTATATCCTTTGCATACCTTCGATAATCTACAACATTTATTAAGATATGAAATATCTATATCAAGTTCAATGGCTGCTTCTGTAGCAGAATTGTATCTTTTGATTACATAACCATTAGAATCCAACAATGCTACAGGTTTAGAAAATGCTTTTGAGATTTTCTCTTTCTCCTCAATACTCTTTTTCCTACCAATATTTGCCTCTCTAAGATTTTCAATTTGAGAAGGTGTTAAATGAAACCCCTTTCTTGATACTTTTCCTTTGTGAGATATACTTAATTTCTTCTTATGTTCTTCAGACAATTTCTTACCCCTAAGCTTGTTAGATTTCTCATAGGGAATTTTGATTCCCTTGTTCCAAGGTGTTATACCCTTAACTCCTTCTCCACCATCAGTATGGTTAAGGCTAATACCTAAGTTTTTGTAGTGTCTAATAAGCTCTACCTCTAATCTTTTGGCGGTATCTTCATCAAGATTGGTAAATAATACTTCATGTTTTATGTTATCCCAGCCATATTTTATTATAGAGGACTTGAGCTTGGTTTTTCTACTATTTAAGTATCCATTACCATTATTCCATCTATATTCAGGTTTCTGAGAAGTAATCCCAATATATACTTTACCTGATGGTGTAATATGCCTGTATAAACTCCACTTACTTTCTGTTTTCATCTGGCAAATCATCTTTGGCATTATTTTCTTCATCCTTCTTGATATATTCAGCACCCAATAATTCCTTGACTACAAGTTCAATCATAGGAGGTATAAGAGCATCCTCAATAGGGAAAGTCTTATCTAATACATCACATACTGTATCACCATTCTCATCAGGGCACTGCAATTCTGATGCAGCCTGTGGGTCTTCAAATATACCTGTCATTCTTGCCTTTTCAAGATACAAGTACTGTGGATTGAAAGACTTAAAGTATAGGTAATTATCTGGACCAATAGAAGCATAGATGATATTTTTCAGATACTTATTATACCCCACATATCTCATCCTTTCCCTACTTACATAAGTAATCTCCCCTTGATAATAATCAACTGGGTACACCATAGGATTACCTATCTTCATTAGGAAAGGTATCTTCTCCTTACTTCTTAGATAAGAACCACCTTCACAAGGCTCGCCTGATATAGCAGGTACCTCTATAAGGTCTAAACAAATAGTTTGATAATTACTTTCAGGTATCTGCTTCTTAATATCTGAATACCTTTGCTTCAGTATTAGTACCCTATACTTATTTATAAGGTACATTATATGGTCTTCAGTAAAATAAGAGTCATCAGTTGAGATTTTCATCTCATCTAATATCATATAAATTATTTCTCTAAATGTACTCATCTTATATAAATTTAAGACTCTTGCAAATATAAGATAAATTGTATATATCTGCAAGAGTTTTATGAAATTTATTAGATTAAAAAACTATTATATTTTTCTCATTAAATCATTTTCACTTATTCTTATAATCTGTGTTTCAGTTATTCTAGGAATAAGAGGAGTCTTATTTGGATGTATTAATGAGTCCATATTATTATAACTTGGGAATCCTATCATGCAGTCACTACCATAAAGACAATATAAGAGATTTATAATAACCCTATAATCATCCTCATTAATAAATATAGATAACTCCCCAGTTAGCAACTCTTCAATGAATAAAAGTATTAATAATCTATATACACTATTGTAGTTCTTATATCCTAGAACAGACAATGTATGAAAATACCTATCAAGAGAATCAACTGATAGTGAAGTTAGTTTATCCATAGCAGCATTCATTAGAAGGGTTAATATTAAGTCTATTCCAATATTTTATTGCTTTAGTATAATTTCCTGTTTTTATACATAACTCTAAAGCCTTGAGTCTTAAAATAAAATCAATAAAATTCTTTGGAATAGAGCAATCACACTCTATACCTCTTATATAGTTCATAGCCTTAGAGTATATAGTATATAAATTTACAACTGTACCTAATATATAAGACTTATCTACTTCACATGAAGGAGTACCATTAGACATTACATATACAAATAATATATCAGTACTTTTTATATTGTAATCATCCAATCTAACAAGAACTCTTATACTTTTATCATCTTTAACATAACACTCATATTCTTGAGACTCAGAATATATTGGGGTATATCCACAATCTATCTCTGTTAATACTTTAGTATAATGTTCTTTTACATCTATACTAAGTATAGGATTAGAACTAGGACCATTATCTACATAAGTATTTTGGTTATCTATTATTATAGTATCTATAGTAACATCATCAAAGCATAAATCTGAATCTATAGATACATCTATTATTAGATACTTATTATCCTCAGTTATTCTTAATTCATTAAAATGTATCATAATAATATTTTTATATTAACAAAAAAAAAGGAGGCTATTTGCCTCCTTTTATAATATTCTCACTATTTTAAGATATAGTAGCTATAGTGAGACCAGTTGCAGTATTGAAGGCTGTAACAATCTTATTGAACTCTGTCTTATCAGAACATACAATAGTTATATCCTTCTCAGACTTTTGAACTGACTCATTGTTGCCAACATAAGCATAGTGAATATCAAATGTGTAATATGTCTTTGTTGGGTCTACAAGGTAAGTAGTAACAATGTTATGAGGGAATCCAATTCCTCTATAGATGTCACCTCTTTCACCCATGCAGAAATACTCAAGGTC